AAAATACGACATCAAACACGGAGAGAATCCGGATGACTATAAATTCATCCCGGCGACGGTGGACGACAACCCGGAACTGCTGAAAAATTCCCCGGACTATAAGAACATGCTGGATCTGCTGCCTGAGGATGTGCGCAGGGCATGGCGATACGGCGACTGGGACGCGCTGGCAGGAACCTTCTTCCCGGAGTTCTGCAAGGACCCGGACCAGAAACTGTGCCACGTGGAGCCTCCTATGCTGCGGGTTCCGTCCGAGTGGACAAAAATCCGCGCGTTTGACTATGGACTTGATATGTTTGCCTGCCTTTGGGGCGCGATTGATTTTCAAGGGCATCTCCACATTTATCGGGAAGTTCAGCAGAAGGACGCGGTTGTCTCGGACGCGGCGGCACTGATGAACAGCCTGACGCCGGACAGAGAGGCTATCTCCTTTACGGCGGCGCCGCCTGACATGTGGAGCCGTCAGAAGGACACAGGCCGCAGCATGGCGGAGTTGTTCGCCACCAACGGCATCGGGCTTGTAAAGGCAAGCAACAACCGCGTACAGGGCTGGATGACCGTGAAGGAGGGCTTAAAGCCCTTGCAGGACGGAAAGCCTGAAATCCTGATTTCTTCCGACTGCACGGCGCTGATTGAAAATCTTCCGGCGCTGATGCATGACGACAAGAACCCGTCCGACTGCGCAACAGAGCCGCACGAAATCACGCATATCACGGACGCGCTGAGATATATGTGCGTAACGCGGAAGCTGACACCGGTGGTTCAGGCCGTACAGGACGCGGAAGAGGACGACGACAAACGGGAGGACTACGAATCCGCCATGACCGGCGGAGGCGTGGACGAATCCTATCTTGAATACGGAGGCTGATTATGGCGGCGGTGTTCTCAATTAAAAAATGGCTTGGCCTGAATCAGGCGGCAGACGGGGACACCGGACTGAAAAACGGGGAACTGTCTGAAATGAAAAATTTCCGTGTGACCCGGGAGGGCCACATGCAGACCCGCGGCGGAACAAAAACCGTGCTGGATCTGCGCACAGCGTGGGACGCGTGGAAGGCCGCTGACGGGAACACTGCGTCCACGGATGAACCTGTACTCCACGGAGCATGGGAGGGGCAAATCGGAGCGTCCCGCGTGCTTCTGTGCGCTTTCGGAGGCGTGATATTTAAGATAAGCATTTCCACGTGGACTACGGAGGCTGTCGGCGTCTGCACGCAGGCAGAAACGACGTTCTTTGGATTTGCAAACAAGGTGTATCTGATGAACGGCCATGAATACAAGGTGTGGGACGGAACAGCGGGCGTGCCATTTTCCGACGTGACAGGCTACATCCCCACGGTGGAGACGGCGACACCTCCCGCAGGGGGCGGTACCATTCTGGAAGCGGTGAACCGCTTGAATGGATTCCGCAGGGTGAAGTTCTCACCGGACGGAACGTCCACGGTGTTTCATCTGCCGGAGCAGTCCATTGACGAAATTGTATCTGTAAGCGAAACGTCCGTGACGCATACGGCGGACCTGACGGCGGGAACGGTGACGTTTGCAAGCGCGCTTTCTGCCGGAACCAATACGCTGGAAATTGTCTATCGAAAAGGCACGGGAGCGCGGGCGGAAGTTACCGGAATGAAGTTCTGCGAACTCTATAACGGCGCATCCGACGCGCGGGTATTCCTGTACGGAGACGGAACGAATCGCGCCATTTACAGCGGACTTGAAACGGACGGGAAAGCCACGGCGGAATATTTCCCGGATCTGTATGAACTGCGGGCGGGAGACGAAAACACGCCGATTACCTCCATGGTACGTCATTACAACAGACTGCTTTGTTTCAAGCGCGGAAGCGCGTGGAGCATCGCATACGGAACGATTTCCCTCGCCACCAGTGAGACGACGGCGGCGTTCTATGTCTCTCCTGTGAACCGTCAGTACGGCAACGACGCGCCGGGACAGGTGCGGTTGATGGAAAACGACGCGCTGACGCTGGACGGACGCTCCGCCTATATGTGGAGGGCCACTTCCTCCAGCGGAAATTATACCGATACTTCCCGGAACTGCGTCAGAATTTCCGACAGAGTGGAAAACATTTTGAAGGAATTCGATTTTTCCGCGACAAAATGCTTTAACTATCAGCCGGATCATGAGTTTTTCATCTTCTCCGGAACGCAGGCGCTGATTTACAACTACGCGGTGGACGCATGGTATCTCTATACCGAATTTCCGGCGGAAAAAATGCTTGAAATTGAACGGGAATTGTACCTCGTTTCCAAGGACGGAAAGTTGAAGCGGTATTCAAGAGACTACCGCAACGATGACGGAACAGAGATTGCCTGCTATGCGGCAACCGGATCCATGGACTTCAACGCGGATTGGAGACGAAAGTACGCAACGCTTCTGTGGGTCGCGATTAAGCCTGAATCCGGTGCAAGAGTGACGGTGACGGCGGAGAGCAACCGAAAGAGCGAATATCCGGAACGGGTGATTGCATCCGGTCTTTCGACATTTTTGCATGTTGATTTCGCGCACTGGTCTTTCGGAACGAACCGGCATCCGCAGGTGAAGCGGGTCAAACTGAAAATCAAAAAGGCGACGTTCATCAAACTGATTTTTTCCAGCGTGTCCGCTGCATCCACGGCAACCATCCTTTCCGTGGACGAAGAGGTGCGATACGGCGGAAACGTGAAATAAGGAAGTGAGATTTTGACAACCAAAGTGCTTTCCCCTGACAGCGTGTATCAGGAATACAAAAAGGGCGTGGAGTTCAACAACGGAATCAACCTGTATGCAAACGTGCGGAACAACGAGAACTTTTTCATCGGCAAGCAGTGGGAGGGCGTAAAGTCCAACGGACTGCCTACGCCGCAGTTCAACATGCTGAAGCGCGTGGTGCTGTTCTCCGTGGCGAACGTTTCCACGGACAATCTGAAACTCCACGCGTCCGGAATGCCGTCTACCTCCACCATGGACAGGGTGCGGGCGGAAGTCATCTGCAAGATTGTGAACGACCAGTTTGCGCAGCTTTTTGAGATGAACAATATGGGATCCAAGCTGCGGGAATTTACCCGGGACGCTGCCGTAGACGGAGACGGATTCCTGTATACCTACTTTGACGACAAAGCGGAGACCGGGCAGCCGTCCAAGGGATTCCCACGGACGGAGGTGCTGGACAACACACAGGTGATGTTCGGAAACCCCAATTCCCGGGATTTGCAGAGCCAGCCGTACATCCTCATCAACCGACGTCTCTCTGTGGAGCAGGCAAGAGACCGGGCGGAGCAGTACGGACAGCCGGAATCCTCCATTGAGGAAATCACCGCTGATACAAAGGAGACGGAAGAAAGCGGAGATTTGGATGAACTGGGTGGTGACAAGGTGACTGTCATCCTGAAGTTGTGGCGCGACAAGAAGACCGGGAGCATCCACGGCTATGAATGCACGAGGAAATCGGAAATCCGCGGGGAATGGGACATGGACCTGACGCTATATCCCCTGTGCTTCATGTCGTGGGATTTCGTAAAGGACTGCTACCACGGCATGGCGATGATTACCGGACTGATTCCGAACCAGATTTTCGTGAACAAGCTGTTTGCCATGGCTATGCTCTCCATGATGACCACGGCATTCCCGAAAATCATTTATGACGGAACGCGTATCAAGGTGTGGGACAACCGCGTCGGACGTGCTATCAAGATGAACGGCGGCGACGTCTCCACCGTGGCAAAGATTATGGACCCGGCGGCGATTTCCCCGCAGATTTCACAGTTTATCGACCTTGCCGTCTCCTATACGCAGAAGTTCCTCGGCGCGTCGGATGTGGCGCTGGGCGATACGCGACCGGACAACACAAGCGCCATCGTGGCATTGCAGAGAGCGTCTGCTGTTCCCTCTGAACTGTCCCGTCAGAATCTTTTGCAGGCAATTGAAGACTGCGGAAGAATCTACCTCGACTTCATGAAGCACTACTACGGAAAGCGCTACGTGGAAGTGGACAACCCGATGGACGACACGCAGAAGCAGTTGATTTTGTTTGACTTCTCCGAACTCAACGACATTCCGCTGTCTATCAAGCTGGATGCAGGCGCTTCCTCCTATTGGAGCGAGATTGCGACGATGCAGACGCTGGACAATCTGCTGATGAACGGAAAGATTGACACTGTACAGTATCTGGAACGGCTTCCTGCCGGCCAGATTACCGACCGGGAAACACTGATTGCCGTTCTGAAAGCCGCGCAGGCAGTTCCGCCGATGGGCGGTTCTGCCGCGCCGAAGGACGTGGAGATTGCAGACAACGGCATCGCGCCGCCGATTTTGGGCGGACGCGGCAACGGAACGTTGCAAAGAACCATTAACCAAACAGGCGAGGTACCGAAATGAGGTGTGAAATATGAGCCTGACGAGAAATACGGATGATCTGAACATCATTCAAAAGCTGGACGATGAGCCGAATGACGTAGGCGGAGAAACCGCCGCATCGTTGAAGGAGCAGTTTGATAAGGCATCCAACCTTCTGAAAACGTACATCAATGGAGTTCTGCTCCCGGAACTGGAAAAAGCGGGCGTTCTCTCGTTGATACAGCATGGAACCGACAGCTGCAAATTCATCCGTCTGAACGCTGATGGCGCCGTAGAGACAAGCGCAGACGGTGCTTCTTGGACTGTTACGGCATCCTCCGGACATTTGGTTTATGACGCTAATGGAAATCAGTTTCCGCAGCGAAGCCGCATGAAATTTTTGAACTCCACTATCTCGGATGACGGTACATTTACAGTTATCAATGGAATCAAGGGAGACAAGGGAGATACCGGGGCAAAGGGTGACACAGGTTCG